CGCATTCCGCGACGCGCCGTTCACTACTCTGCAAGTAGGTGATCCTGAAAGCAGAGTAATGAATCACTACCGTAGGGAGGATAGGTATGCCATACGTCCAGCAGTCTAGAGCGTTGCCGGGAAGCGACGCCTATCGGGATGCGCAATGGTGGCATGGTACCGGAGTACCACACTCTGGTCCATCCGCTATTAAGTACCCGATGACTCCTTGGACGAATGACTACCAAGGTAGCCAACAAACGTACTCTTGGCGAACTGAAAGGTTCGGTCAAGATGACTATGTTGACTACGAGGGGCTAACAGGTCCTAAGTTGCGTGCCAGAGTCAATCGCGAGTATGTTACTCGCTTTGATAATGGTCATGAGTTTAATACACTCAAGAAGACCTTCGAGTATGGTGGTAATACTACCACACTCTTAGGTTCTCACGTAACTAATACAGTTCCTGAAATTTGGGTTGAGTACCGCGGTCCAATGCGGCCTGAACCCACAACTGGAACTGCTGGCCTGTACCCGTCCATTAGCCCCCCATCTGATCACACACTAGATCTGATGGGTTCTAAAGCTATTGGACTGGTCGCCCCAACTGCTAATGAAGCGGCGTTTGCCGTGTTCCTCGGAGAAATTCTTCAGGATGGTCTCCCGAAGATTCCGGGACTGATGGCGTTAAGAGAGCGTTCTCTAGGTGCCCGTAAGGGCAGCGAAGAGTACCTCAATTACACCTTCGGTATCAAGCCCTTTAAATCGGACTTGCAGAACATGGCACAGGCTGTTTTATCTTCTGCGAAGAAGATGAAACAGCTCTCCAGAGACTCTGATAGAGTCGTAAGGAGACGTCACTCATTTGCAGAAGAGGTAGTAACTACAGAGCAGCCACAAGAGGCTAGCAGTGGGTATCTGGGCATTCCTAATTTGAATGGCCAGCCCATTGTCTATTCTCAGTGGTTCTCTACTCTACCTCTCCAACGCGTTGTGGATGTCGTTACCACACGATATTCATTTTCCGGAGCATATACGTATCATCTTGCTGAGGCAGATTCCTTCCTCGGCTCGCTTGATTCGTATATCGAGAGGGCTAACCACCTTCTCGGTTTCGAGATTAATCTCGAAACTATCTGGAATCTGACGCGTTGGTCCTGGTTGCTAGACTGGTTCAGTAACATTGGGAACTTTGTTCACAATGTTTCTCTGCTCCATTCTGACAACTTGGTGTTGCGATACGGATACATCATGTGCCATACAAAGGCACAGAGGTTCCGTACTGTCACAGGAATAGTACCGTTGGCAAATCCACCAACATTTAAGTACTGTTCCCATGGCACCCTCACGTCAACGGCCACTTTAGAGTCGAAGACGAGAAGGCGCGCAACCCCCTACGGATTTGGCCTAGATGTGTCATCCTTTTCGGATGCCAAATGGGCCATCTTAGGAGCACTGGGTATGACCCGGTCTCCAAAGGCGCTTAGGAGAAATGAGTAACCCTCGTTACCTAAGTGTACGGGATCCACAACAGTGGGTTCCTCCTCTAACTGCAAGGAACGTTGCCATGGCTTTTGCCGATCCACAAAGTGTCACGATTTCAGGAACGCCGGTTTCTCTTCCGAGAACGTCGTTCAGTCCGACAGGGGGCGCTTTCACGTCCGCTGATGGTCTAGTCCAGGAGATCGTTTCCCATAACTATGGGAAGCGTGTCAACCGGATGCTGAAATTGACCCAGAAGAAAACTTCTGCCGACCCGCTGATCCCTTCGCAGAACGTCGTTCTACAGCAATCCGTATGGGTTGTTGTGAATGCGCCTGTCCAGGGTTTCAGCGTCGCCGAGCAGAAGGCGCTAGTGGATGCCTTAGCGGCATACCTCTCAGCGTCTACTGGGGCAAGGGTTACCCAGCTACTGGGTGGTGAGAACTAGACACGTTCTCACACGGTAGTCGTCATGGCTAAGGAACGTCGACCCCCGTTTAGGAGGCAACGTTGAAAAGCCTAATGACGCTCCTGCAGTTGGTCCTCAATGAATTGGGGACCAGATGCGGCACAAGCACCACTCGTGACTGGAAAACCATCACGAGTCGGTACGAACACGAATCGCTATCGTTTTTAACGATAACGTTACCTTCTTTCTGTTCAGACTTCCAAAAAAGTCTGGAGGAAGGTAAGGTGAGTCACGACTCTTTTCCCGGTTTCCGGAAAAAGGGCGGTCTCCCCCTGTTCTTGGGAGGTTTCCTTGACTCTGTGTTCGTACGCGGTAGTGCAACCGTACGTCCAGATGCCTCTATTGAAGCTATCTTCGCTATACGTCAGATTTGTCTGATGTATAAGAAGATACTAGTTGAGTGCACACCCAATAGGCGTGACTCTGCGTTAGAGGGGTATCTGGAGGTTGAGCAGGACGTACGTCTGGCGGATCAGAGATTACTCTCTGAACCGGATCGGATCAGATCCTTTAAACGGATCAGCCGATTGCTTTGGTCCGACTTTTTCTCGTCGGTAGACGGCCGTATCTACAACGATGCGGTCGTGCCAAAACATGGCCCAGGCGCCACTGCTGATAAACTTCGCGGAAATGCGAAGTACAAAAACAGCATGTGGACTCGTCGATTGGAGGAGGTGTTCCCATTTGGGATATACCTTCATCCAAACCCCGCCGTTGAATTCCTTCAGCGGGTAGACGCAGTTACTATCCTGGAACCCGGCAAGGAGATCCCCGTAAGGGTTATCTCTGTGCCTAAAACGTTGAAAACTCCACGAATCATTGCCGTCGAGCCAACCTGTATGCAGTATATGCAACAGGGGATTCTCTCGGTAATGATGGAGGAGATCCCGCGTTTTAACCAAACGCGGAATCTCGTAATGTTTGAAGAGCAAGAGCCAAACCAACGGCTCGCGCTCGAGGGATCCATTTCTGGGTCTCTCGCCACACTGGATCTCAGTGAGGCTTCTGACAGAGTTTCCAATCAGCATGTACGCCTCCTGGTAGCTAATCACAGGGCTCTTCGGAGCGCTGTTGACGCCACTAGGAGTCGGAAGGCTGACGTACCGCAAGGATTTCGGACAAAAACAGTCCGCCTTGCTAAGTACGCGTCTATGGGTTCGGCACTCTGTTTTCCTTTTGAAGCGTTGGTCTTTGCGACCATCATCTTCTTAGGGATTGAGAGGAGCCTCAACCGGCGGTTGACCATAGAAGACGTTGAGTCCTTCTATGGCCGGGTGCGTGTCTACGGTGACGATATTATCGTCCCCGTTGACTATGTGCAATCTGTAATCGAGGAACTAGAAGCTTTTGGGCTTCTGGTTAACCGTAACAAGTCCTTCTGGAACGGTAAGTTCCGGGAGTCTTGTGGTAAGGACTACTACGATGGTCACTGTGTTACAGTGACGTACGTACGTAGATTCCTCCCCGATACCAGGCTGCAAGCTACAGAGTTGATATCAGCAGTAGCTCTACGCAACCAGCTATTCCAAGCTGGGTTCGTATCTGCTGTTGATTGGCTTGACGAGAGAGTCAGGAAACTGATTCCCTTCCCCGTCGTCGAGTCAACGTCAACCCTGTTGGGCCGTCAGTCGTGGGGGCCTTATGAGCCTTTATGGACTGACAGAGACCTTCATTGCCCCATGGTTAAGGGCGTGACGGTCCTTCCGAATCGTCGAGAGTCGTTACTCGACGGGTACGGAGCCTTGCAGAAGTTCTTTCTGCGGGTCAACATCGGCAGGGGTCGCTCTCTCGACCCCTATAGCTACGTGAGAGATCACGTAGCGTCGCCACGTCCGCGAGTGCGGCCGTGGTGGACCGATATTGATGCTGTGGAAGAGGACCACCTGCAATTTGCAGGACGTCCGGTTTCCGTCCGCATCAAGAACCGGAGTGCCTCACCCTATTAACGGGAGAGGGCGGGTTTAAATGCTTTGAGGCCTTAGTGTAGCCTCGCTGCATCCCGCGTGGGAGATCGGTTG